CTTTGGCTGTGTCTTCACATGTGACGTTAAAGTCAGCATAATAGCCATGATATCGAATCTGTACTCGGAAGTTTTTCATAAGGAATTTCTATCTTTATAGTCAAAATGAGGCGACTTTGTGGCCGCCTCATTTTTTTATTTTATTATGCTCCTGCGGTTCCGAAAATACCACGCCAGTCAGATACGCCAAAAACGTATCTTTCTCTAGCTTTGTATCTTACGTTACCAGTATCGAAGTCACCTTCCATGGATGTTTTAAGAGGTGCTCTATCGAAGTGTTTAAGTCCGTTAGGCACGTCTGTAGTAACGAACCATGCATCTGCATCGCTAAGATAGTGATTAACTACATACCCCTCAGGAATCATATTCATATTCTTGAGTGCGTTAATATCATTATCCGCAGTGCCTACTCTACCTTGAGATTTTAACAATCTCTCAGCAGTAAATTGAAGCGCAGAAGGAATTATTAATTTCCTTGCTTTTGCTGCAACTTTCAAACCTCTTTCGTCTTTGAATGCTGCAATGTCAATCATTGCTTGTTCTAAAGACGTTTCATTAAGGTCCGAAGCAGTAGACAAGATGTTACTTTGATTACCAGATAACGTCGGGTGAGCAGCTATTAATAATACCTGACCATCACCATAAGTCGGATTACCCGACCCAGTGAAGCCATTATTTAAAATAGCCGAACCTTTAGTATTCTTGGTACTCGCCATAGATCTTGCCAAAGCCTTTGTATAACGAGAAGCGAGTCTATCGTAGAGATTATCTTCGATAGCTTCTTCTGTAATTGCAAAAGCTAATGCAATGGTTTCCATAGTGTAACGAGCAGTGTAAGTTTCCTGAGCTGTGTCAAAAGATACCCCTTGACCTTCAGGTTTCACAGCTGCATCGCCAAAGCCTGATAACATTACTTCCTCTTCGAAAGCTCTGTCAGAAGACTCTGTTACGAAGATTTGCTTCGTTTCGTCTGCGTATTGCTTGTATTCCAACCCGAACAAGGCGTTTAAACCGGGCTCAAGCTCTTTAACAAGCTGTTGTCGTGATATTGCCATAATTTAACTCCTATGTATTCGTGTAGTTGTAATAAACATGCTCATTGAATTTTACAATCCAATTAGAGTTAGCACTAGCTAAGTCTGTATTAGATGGATCTTCACTTTTTCTAATCATAGTGAATTGTCCACCTGCTACAGCAGCTCCAGTGATTTCCTCTTTAGATCTCCCGTTGATTGTTGAACCCGCTGTGTAAGCCATGTCGTTTCCACGACTAGCTACAGTTTGAGCCAACGTGCCTGAAGTTTGCACTTCAAACAAATCATCCGGATTATCATACACAAACGCTGTCGCTCCTTCTGCCGGATTTGTCACTGCGACATCTCCTGGCCAGTAGTTTTTAAACGTTGGTTTAGCAGTTGTTGGATCGTCGTAGAAACAACCATTGAAGATACCGACATTACGAACTGCGTCTGTTTCGGATGAGCCTATATAGCCATAAGCTATAACGCCTCCACCTTCATATTTAGTTGTCCCATCTCCAGCGGTAACTACATCACCTGCGTAAATAGCGCCCGTTTGGCCGCTTATAATTACGTATTTTGATGTACCTTCTGAAGTTGGTCTACTACCGAGTCCACCGACTTGTCTAAAACCGAACGGTGCGTCTTGGTTTGCCATATTATTACTCCTTGTAAATAGCTTTCGCTATTTACGGTTAATTAAATTCGATGGTGGGATTGCCCCTAAAAGAACTATTCTTTTTTTGTACCACCGAAGGTTACGCGAGATTGCCTATCCTGTTGGATGGGCATACTCTTATGTTGCTCCTTATCAAGATCGTGTTGTAATGCTTCGTTAGCTTCACGTGTCATATTTTGATAATACGCATCACGTTGCTTAGCGATCTCTTCAGGTATCCTTGCCAACACAAGGCCACCAACTCCGATCATTCCCTTATACTTCCCTTCGGGGACTACAGGATATTCGGATCCAGAGTATTCATCGGCTCGGACTAATTCCCAGCCAGATCTGATTTTACCTTGTACATTTTTGGTATCATCAAATCCCATTGTTTCTACTCTAATCCATCTATGCCTGAAACCCGCCGGGGCTTTGGGCGCATCTAAAGATGATGGTGGAGTCCAAACCTTTGGTCTTTCAGTTTTAGACCTAGTCTGACTCGCGCGAGAAGTTTTATTTTCTGTCATATGCTTATACCTCCTTCACGTTTAATAATTGTTTCGCATATTCTTCGAGTGGCACATTCAATTTTCGTGCAATTTGCACTTGTGATGATGTGAGTTTCACACTTTTGCGGCCTGGTTT